GAAGAAGAACTCATGAACCTCATGTCTTTCCAGGAACAAAAGAAAAGTTTGAACAACTTTTAGGAAAAAAGATTACTCGTTGGACAGAAACTTATGGTATGTGTGGTAGATTTCAATACTGCACTGCAGAGGATGCAATTGTTTATCACGGAGATGCTCAGCAATGGGCAGCAGTTATATATCTAACTCCAGATGCTCCACATGAAGCGGGAACATCTTTATTAAGGCATAAAAGAACAGGAGCTAGACATTGTAGCGATCCTAATATTTGGGAAGCGTGGAAAGATACTGCACCTACAGGTTTATACTTAGATGGAACTCCTTGGGATGAGATTGATAAAGTTGGAAATGTCTTTAACAGATTAATAATTTGGGATGGTCATTGTCCACATGCTGCATCAAAATATTTTGGATTCACTAAAGAAACATCAAGACTCTTTCATATTTTCTTCTTTGATACTGATGATACTCCTTCGTGGGTTAGATAATGGTATTTTTTTAAAGCATGTAAGTATAATCATTAATTTAATCAAATCACTAAATATCATTTTATAAAAACTTTATAAATTATAATAAACAATTATGAATTTTACTGTATATTCAAAAAACGACTGTCCTTATTGCTATAAAATTAAACAAGTATTAGAGTTGACAGGAAATAGCTTTGTCGTTTATAATCTTGGAGAACATTTTACCAAAGATGAATTTTATGCGGAATTTGGTAAAGGATCTACATTCCCTCAAGTAATTTGTAATGATAAAAAACTTGGTGGTTGTAATGATACTGTTAAATTCTTAAAAGAAAATCAAATTGTCTAATACAATCATAAATAATTCAAACCACAAAAATCGTGGAGTTGAACTTATTCTTAATGGAGGTAAAAGAAAGCAAACTTATCCTTTCCATATCATCTTCGAAAAGATGGTTTGCTTTCTAAAACGGGAAGTAACCATTTATTTTGAATTTTCCTTTAAAATTAGGAAAAAATAGTAGTTTCCCGGAGAAAAAAATGTTAGCAGTTAGTCTAGTATTCGGTTCATTTTTAACCGTTTTGTTTCTTATAGTGGGGATTATAGGTGGATGGGTTGCTAGAGAATATATGATGAACTATCGGGAAATTCCAAGACCTCATCCCGAAATGTTTGACAATCAAGGAAATTTAATTCCAGATGAGGTAATTGCATTTAATTTTGAGAACTATCATGACTACGACGACACAGAAGAAGACGACGAAATCTAAAGTTATAACAACTAAATCAACAGAAACAAGTATTGAACTACCTTCAAATCCTTTTATTTTTGAAATTCTTCAACTTGCTTCAAAACAAAGATCAAATTCAAAAAAAGTGGAAGTTCTAAAAAAGTATGAACATCCATCTTTGAAAGTAATTTTTGTTTGGAATTTTGATGAAAGTGTAATTTCTAATCTTCCAGAGGGGGAAGTCCCATATTCTGGATTAAACGAACAAAATTCTTTCTCAGGAACTCTAAGCGGAAAAATTACAGATGCTGTTTCTAAGATGGAGGAGATTAATACTAATTCTCTTGGTTCTCAAGATCAAGGAAGATCTTCTATTAGAAAAGAGTATACTAAATTCTTTAATTTTGTAAAGGGTGGTAATGATGGATTAAGTTCAATGCGAAGGGAAACAATGTTTATTAATGTCTTAGAAGGACTTCATCCTTTAGAAGCAGAAATTATATGTCTTTGTAAGGATAAAAAACTTGAAACAAAATATAAGATTACGAAAGAGATTGTTTCACAGGCGTATCCTGATATTCATTGGGGAGGACGTTCGTGAGTAAACTTCGTGATGTAATTGAAAGAGCACAACACACCGAAAAGCATATGGATTCCTGGACACCAGCAGAAAAAGAAACCTGTAAATCAAAATATGGTTGTGAGATTCTGATTCAAGATGGATCTTATGCTGAAGTATGTACTAAAGATTCTCCTAATGATGCTTATATTGTTAAATATATGACTAATGATAAGATTTGTTTTGATCTTACTCGTGGTGGGAGAATTAAGTTATTTGATATGTATTGGGATAAGTTTCGTGAGAATCTAAAGAGTATTGACTTTGGATATGGTAGAATTAATCCAAAACTTTGGGGATATAAGTCACCCGAAAAGAAAAAGCGAAAGTGAATTCACAGATGCCGGGAAAAAAATCCCGGCAATTTTTTTGCCTCTTAAGATTTTTAAAAATTGTAACAAAAGTTACATTCAGACTTGCTAAATATTAATACAGGGTCTATAATGACCTTACGTTCATCAGAGGAAACTCTGACGCAAGTAGGACGGCGGAACGGATCGTTCATCCCAATGGGACGCAAACCGCCTGAAGGAACGGGGCCTAAAAATCTCATTTCTTTGGAGCAAAAAATGGCAAAGGTAGTTTATCGTGGAATCGAATATGATACTCAAAAGCGTCTTGAGTATCAGCAACAAATGATGCAACAACCTCAACAGTACAACGAAACCTATCGTGGTGTTAAGTTTACTAAGGAGGGTCACAAGTGATGAAGAAACTCAATGTACTTCAACTCATTAAAGAGAAGAAGCAAAAAGAAGATCGTCGTCACCAAGCACAATTAGCACAATTAATTGGTGCAAAATGATGGCACAACTACTCATTTCTACCACTGCTGGAATTGCATTAACAACTATTCTGTTATCTGCATATATTCAGTGGTTGTATAAGTAATGGATTATCATTACCATTGGGATGATGTAGACAAAGACAACAGACCACCTGCTTGCTACCAACTAACATATAGAGGGTGTAAATATTGGTCTTGTTATCGAATACATCTCCGAGAGTGGTTTGATCAGGTTTTAAATATAGAACCAATATTTAACAGGAAGGGTTGATCCCTTCCTTTTTTTATGCTAAAATTCTGAGAGAGAATGGTATCTTATGGACAAAGAAAAACTAAAACTCATCGTCCGTAATCTTGAACTGTTGGTTGATTCTCTGAAAGCAGAAGTATATTCTGATGTTTCTGCTTACAAACATATAGAATCAGATGTGAGAAAAAGACCACTTTTAGATTACGACGAAATATTTGAGGATTCTGATTTAGATGACTGAAACATCAAGAGCAAAGAAACTTGTAAAACTTCTTGAAAGGTTAATTAAACAAGACCATCTTTATAATGATGACAAAATTCAGGAAATGAAAGCACAACTTCGTGCTGTAAAAGAACAAATCAAAGAGTTAGAAGCACAAACATCAAAAGGATTTGGAAAGAAATGACAGTAAAACTCATCAGTGTTACTCCCGATGCAGAAAAGACAATGGCATATGTTGCTAGAGTTAGCAATCCTGCGAATCAAGACAACGAAAACTATTCCAAGTTGCTTGCTTATTGTATTAAGCATAATCATTGGTCTGTTTTTGAGCAGGCATTTATGACATTGGAAATTGAAACAAATCGTGGTATCGCGGCTCAGATTTTACGTCACCGTTCGTTTACATATCAGGAATTTTCACAACGGTATGCAGATTCTTCTTTGTTAGCAGATTATATTCCTGTTCCAGATCTTCGTCGCCAGGACAATAAAAATCGTCAGAATTCTATTGATGATATTGGTGAATACGAAAAACTAACCCTCCAAAGTAAAATTCAAGAGCATTTTGCGGAGGGTATGCGCCTCTATAAGGAACTTCTTGCTCATGATGTGGCAAAGGAGTGTGCAAGGTTTGTGCTGCCCCTGGCAACGCCCACACGCATCTATATGAGTGGCTCTTGCAGGTCATGGATACATTATATCAATCTGCGATCTGCAAATGGAACTCAGAAAGAGCATATGGATATTGCTCTAGAATGTAAGAGAGTGTTTTCTGAACAATTCCCAACCGTAGCAGAAGCACTGGAGTGGATCTAAATAAATTATCTTGAATTTGTAACTTTATGGCAACATATCCGATTATTCATAAACAAACTGGTGAACAGAAAGAAGTGGAAATGAGTATCCACGACTGGGATCAGTGGAAAAAAGACAATCCCGAATGGATCCGCGACTGGTCTGATCCTTCTACTTGCCCATCTCCAGGAGAGGTGGGAGAATGGAGGGATAAACTGATTAATCGCAATCCTGGATGGAATGAAGTTTTAGATCGTGCAAGTAAAGCACCAAAGTCAACTGTAAAGAAACTCTAATATGGCAAGAAGAAAAAGAGCAGAGCAACCAATCGGGGTTGGTCTTACTACTCGTCAAATGAAGCGCAAAAAACCACTGAGTTCAGAATATCTTGTAGATATTGAACCTCTTACAGACAACCAAAGAAAGTTATTTGATTCTTACAAAGAGCAAAAGCACTTGGTTGCCTATGGTTGTGCTGGAACTGGTAAGACTTTTATCACACTCTTTAATGCCATTAAAGATGTATTAGATGAAAGAAGTCCATACGAAAGAGTTTATATTGTCCGCTCACTAGTTGCTACTCGTGAAATTGGATTTTTGCCTGGAAGTCACGATGATAAGGCAGACATTTACCAAATTCCTTATAAGAATATGGTAAAGTATATGTTTCAGATGCCTTCTGATGCAGACTTTGAAATGCTTTATGGAAATCTAAAGTCACAAGAAACAATCAAGTTTTGGTCCACATCATTCCTTCGTGGCACAACTCTTGATAATGCTATTATTATTGTTGATGAATTCCAGAACGCAAATTTCCACGAGTTATGTTCTATAATTACTCGTGTTGGTGAAAACTGTAAAATTATGTTTTGTGGAGATGCAACTCAAAGTGATCTTATAAAAACAAATGAAAAAAATGGTGTAATTGATTTTATGAAAATTTTACGCACTATGCCTTCTTTTGATATAATTGAGTTTGGTATAGATGATATTGTTAGATCTGGTTTAGTTCGAGAGTTCATTATTGCAAAAATGGATGCAGGTTTTTGATGTTTAATCACGTTGATTTGAATTTACCCCAACTTGAGAGAGAAACGATTGATGGGGTAAGATACTATAAAGTTCCTGATAATGATGAATTAATCAAACTTGTTTCTATTACCTCTGTCACCAGTCATAAAAATCGCCAGATATTTGTCAACTGGCGAAAAAAGATTGGTGAAGAAGAAGCAGATAAGATTACTCGTCAATCGACAAGTCGTGGCACTGATATGCACACACTTGTTGAAAACTATTTGTACAATAGAGATCTTCCAGAAGTTCAACCTTTGTCTGATTTCTTATTCAAGATTTCTAAGTCAACTCTCAATCGTATAAATAATATTCACGCTCTTGAAGGGTCACTTTACAGTAAGCAACTAGGCATTGCTGGCACTGTTGACTGTATCGCAGAGTTTGATGGCGAATTGTCAATCATAGACTTTAAGACTTCTAAAAAACCAAAACCACGAGAGTGGATCGAACACTATTTCGTTCAATGTATGGCATATGGTTGTATGCTTTACGAACTGACTGGTATTCCAGTTAAAAAACTTGTAATCATTATGGCTTGCGAAAATGGAGAATGCGTCGTCTATGAAGAAAGAGACAAAACAAAATACATCAAACTACTCACCGAATACATTAGAGAGTTTGTTAGAGATAAACTGGAACAGTATGGAAAAGAATAAAGAACTAGAACAAGTTATAGAGAATAAGTTTCTTACACCCTCCAAGTTTGCTCTAGAAATAGAGCACATTGTAGCAAGTGAAAATATAAATTATATTGATGCTATTTGTCACTATTGTGATATCAATAATCTTGAAGTCGACTCAGTAACGAAACTTATTTCAAAACCTCTTAAAGAAAGACTGAAATGGGACGCCATTCGTCTTAATTTTATGAAGAAAACATCAAGCGCAAAACTGCCTTTATGATTGTGACTCCTTTTGAAACTTATCAACATTATTTGTCACTTAAAAATCATTTCACAAACCCAAAATACGACTTCTTTAAATACGGTGCGAAGACCCGTGCTAGTATAACTTCTTTCAACAAAAGGAAGGACAAATACTGGTTCGAGAAAACAAGTCGTAAGTATAATGACAAAGAAGTTGTGGATTTTCTTGTATCAAACTTTGTAGCAGCAGATTCTCCGAGTAATTTATGGATTGGATCAATTATAAATTCTGGCGAAAGAACTTACGCAGAATGGATGCGAAGGCAACAGAGTTTGACTTACTTATTCAAAGAGCAAAGCAACGAATTGTTCTCGGAGACAAAATTGCAGGATGCCTTGAATTGTTCCAAAGGGCATCCACCAGTCCTCAAAAAGTTTCTAAGCGGGCAATTATCGCTAGAAACATTAGTCATCTACGACAAAATATTTGGTTTCTCAAAAAGTTTTGATAAGAAACTTAACGACCCTGTATGGGAAACCGTAAGTTTAAAAATTAAAAAATACACCCCATTCATAAATACTGACATATTCCAGTTCAAACGCATTTTACGGGACATTATAGATGAGTAACTTTTTTGACTCCGATATTATTCAAGAAGAACTGAAAGAAATCAATCAGTTACAGGAAAGCATTTACGGAAGTATTCTGTCTTTCGGTATGATGGACCGTGAGACCAAACTGGAGCACGTTGAAAAACTTGAAACTTTGCTAGAAAAGCAAAGAGTGATGTATACTAGGTTATCTCTTTCTGACGACCCCAAAGCGGTTGAGATGAAAGAGAACCTTCGCAAATCAGTTGCCCTGATGGGTTTCCCACCAGAGACTGATATGAATATACTATTCAGTAGTATGACTAAGACCATTCAATCTCTCAAACAATATATTGACGGTTGAGGGAATCCCTGTTATACTATCCAAGTAATCCAACAAATCTAATTTATCCGAGGTATCAAAATGGGTTTTTCCGACCTTAAAAAGCAATCTAAACTTGGTTCTCTCACCGCAAAACTGGTGAAAGAAGTAGAAAAAATGAATACTGGTGGGTCAGGTTCCTCCGATGATAGGGTTTGGCGTTTAGATTGTGACAAAAGTGGCAATGGTTATGCAGTAATTCGTTTCCTGCCTGCCCCTGATGGTGAAGATCTTCCTTTTGTGAAAGTTTATAGTCACGCATTCCAAGGTCCTGGTGGTTGGTTGATCGACACTTGCCTAACAACTGTAAATCAAAAGTGTCCTGTGTGTGAGCACAACTCTGGTCTGTGGAATAATGGCACCGATGCTGGCAAAGAAGTTGCCCGTAAGCAGAAGCGTAAACTAACTTATATGTCTAACATCTATGTGGTAAAAGATCCTGCCAATCCTGAGAATGAAGGTAAAGTTTTTCTCTTCAAGTATGGTAAGAAAATCTTTGATAAACTCACTGCAGCAATGCAACCTGAGTTTGAAGATGAGGAAGCAATTGATCCGTTTGACTTCTGGCAAGGTGCTAACTTCAAACTAAAGGCAAAGAATGTTGCTGGTTATCGCAACTATGATTCTAGTGAGTTTGCCCGTCCTGAGGCACTTTTAGATGATGATGATGCTCTGGAAGCAATCTGGAAAAAGCAATATTCTCTTGCCGAGTTTGTTTCTCCTGACCAATTCAAGACTTATGAAGAATTGAAAGCACGCCTTCATTCTGTGCTTGGATCTAAAGCATCTGTGCGCCTTGATGCTGAAGAGGGTGAAGAGGAAGAATACACCCGTGGTTCTACTCGTGAGTTGACTGACGACCTTCGTGAGGAAATCAGCAATCTTCAACCCATTCGCCGTGCTGCTGCTCCTGCGTCAGAAGAAGATGAAGAGGATGATGCCCTCAGTTATTTTGCAAAACTTGCTGAAGATTAATTTAATGCTATAATTAGGGGGAGGGGTAAGGGACCTCCCCTTTTTTTATGAAATTTGGTTGTTACCCTTACTGTATCACAAAAAAACCACCATTTGGTGGTTTTTGATAAGAGTTTAGAACTCTCATGGAAGAGTGACTCTAGTATTCTCAGTTCGAATTAATTTCCGATCAACATATTGTGAAGAGCGTTCATAAATCATCGCTTTTCTTGTATCATTAATAAATTGTTGTAAGTATCTTGGATTTAAAATATAAATTCCTCTTTTTTCATCATTTTTACGTGTTTCATACTCATAATTACTAATTCCAACTACAGGATTTAAAGTTGCCAATGGATTTGATGGATTGCGAATTGTAAAATTAGAGTCAACTACTTTACCTGCAGGAAGAATGATTCTTTTATTTGAGTCCTTTACTTCCGTTGTTTCGTAATGATGAATGGAATTTAGTTCATTACCATAAATTTCTAATGCATAATTATAGAGGTCTTTATCAGATAATGGCCATTGGTCTCTAACTCTTGTAATTCCAGCAGAAATTAGAACAACCCAATCATAACTAGTGCTTCCGTAAACTTCTTGTGCAACAGTTTCTGGACGAGAGTCTCCAAAAATTTGATACTTTTTAAATAGAGTAAAAACATTTAGTAAATCATCACGAATTTTTATTCTACGAAATAAATTTTTAACTCTTACATATTCATCCGAAGAAACTCTATGAGATTCTAAAGATTGATATTCTAAGTCTGGTAGTTCTCTAAAATAAGTCATTAGTATCCAACCGTAGTGTCTGTGTCTTGATAATCTTCGAAGAAGATTGGGGTAAGTTCTTGGAATTGTAATGATAAAATAATATGAACTGGTGTCGCATCAGAATATGTTGCATATGTTCCAGATCCTGTATAATTTACTGCCATAGCTGGAAGAGCACATATTTTAAATTTGTTTAAAAATGGGTGTGGATTACTTCCACTCATATATCTAATTCTAAAAACGTGAGGTGCTTTTAAGAATAATCCTGCAGCTCCTCCTATATCATTTCCTTTTCTTACAGCACTGTACTTTTTAAATGCTTTGATAATATTTTTAATTTCTATCGCTTCTTTTTGAGAACGTGGAACCATATCATATCCAAATCCAAATGATTGCCTGAGTTTTAGACCTGAAAACAATAACTCAACATTTTGATTAAATGTAATTCCAGCACCTCTTTCAAGGTATTTTTGCCCAGCTCGATCTCCAAGAACTGCCTTTATTGCAGCAGATGCAAGTCCTTTTTGAATAGCAGATTGACCAGTTGCTGTTCCTAACGCATCTGCTATTTTTTTCAATTCTCCCTTTCCAGACTCTAAAAATTTTGATGGATTTTCGATTGTTTTTAGGGCAACAGAAGCTGCAGCAGCCTCAATCGGACCCATTGATCCTTCACCCCAATCTGCTGCATTATTATCACCAATTGTATCAGGAATTGGAAGAATAATAGAACCTATAATTTTTGTTGTTTGTCCATAGGTTTGGTCTGATGTATTTAAAGCAAATGATCCTGGTTGAGTCGTTAATCCTGGGGGAATATACTCAAGGATTTCAACCATTAAGTAATCATCAGAAGATTCTATTTTTTTATATGGATACCTATACAAAAAAGGTGGATTTGTTGTTTGATTTACATTTCCACCAGTTGCAGAAACTTCATTTTTAGCACCACCGACAATTCGCATTGTCCCATTTTCATTTGTGACTAATACATCATTTCCGTCAATCGTGCGGGTTACTGACATTTAAATAATTTTTTTAATTATTTATTGCGAATATTACCAAAAGACAACTTTCGCACATCAGAAACTTCTGTAGAATATATTTCATAAAGACCTCTAATTCCATTTGTGATTTCTTCCCAAGTATATTGTCTTTCTTCACCCCAATGATAATTTAATCCAGTAAATCCCCAGTTATATACTTTTTTAACATAAACAAAGGGATTTTCATCATATCTTATATCTAGAGTTTTAGCATTATAATTAAAAATATAATATTTTCCAGGAATAGGTGGAGTATTTGAAGATGTTAAGACCTCAATCAATTTTCTCATTATATCTATAGGTTTTTCTGTTCCAATGAAACTTTTAACAATTGGAGCAACTCTATTTCTTTTTGATTTTTGTTGTTCAAGTGTTTTTCTTGGCATTATTTTATTTTATTAATAAATTTTTTACATTTATAATTAAAATAGTTCATTCTCTGTAATTACTTTAAACTCATAACCCCTATCAGCACACCATTCTCTTGCAGCTTCCCATTTTGATTGATTTTTAGCATACTCATAAACTTCACTAATATATTTTTTAGTTTGCCTTTGTGGTTTGATTGGAGGAACAGTTTGTTTTTTTGGTTTTATTTCAATTACATATTTTTTTATAGAACCGTTTGATTCTTTAACTTTGATAATAAAATCTGGATAATATCTATGTATTTTATTGTCTAATGGTGAGCGATATGGAATACATTTTTCTTCTGATTGCCATTCAATTATACTTTCATTCAGATCACAATACACCATAAATTTTCTTTCCCACAAAGAACGATAAACAATATTTGTAGGATCTCCATTATATTTTTCTGGAAAAGATGGTTTATATTTTCCTTTATATGACATCTAAATATTATAAATACGACTCATAAAGGTATTTAGAGTGGCTAAAAAGTTTAGAATAGCAGATATAAAACCAATAGTTACTAACCTTGCACAGACTTCTCATTACCAAGTTATATTTGGTGGGTTATCAGGAGAACTTTTACAATATCTATCAGTTAGAGGAGTAACTCAATCATTTATTGTGGAGAATGCTGGTTTATTGTGCTACTCCGCTGTTCTTCCAACAACTTCTCTTGGAACTAAAATGGTTGATGGAAATTACACAGGTATTACTGAAAATTTTGCATACAATCGAATTTATCCAGATATTACATTAGAATTTTATGTTGATAGTAATTATCGAACATTAAAGTTTCTTGAGAGTTGGATGGAATTTACTGCGAGTGGTTCTCATAATAATATAAATTCTGTTTCTCCGGCAGTGAGGCAAAATAGGGATGGATATTTTATTAGAATGCAATACCCAGATTATTACAAATCAAATTCCACAAAAATTATAAAATTTGATAGAGACTATAAAGAAGAAATAGAATACCATTTTTATGGTCTTTTTCCATATGATTTGTCTCCACCGACAGTTAGTTACTCCCAGTCCGATACGTTAAAAATTTCTGCAAGTTTTAAATATGATAGATATGTTGCAGGTAGAGCATTAAGTATTAATTATTATAATGGAAGTGCAAATAATATTGAACCAAACATAACAAATAATCCAATAAGACCAACAACAAGAGGAACAACAGTATATCAAACTGCACAAGCAGGTCAAACAGAAGGAGTTAGTGAAAGAATTCGCAGATAAATAATTTAACTGAAGTTCTTATAGGACATTATGCCTTTACCACAAATTGCAACTCCAACATATGATTTGGAAATTCCTTCCTTAAAGAAATCTATCAAATTTCGCCCCTTTCTTGTTAGAGAAGAGAAGATTTTAATTATTGCGATGGAAAGTGAGGATCCAAAACAAATTGCAGAGTCAGTTAAAAATGTAATTTCAAACTGTATTATTACAAAGGGTGTTAAAATAGACAAACTTTCTACTTTTGATATTGAATATTTGTTTTTAAATATTCGTGGAAAGTCGGTTGGTGAAGAAGTTGACGTATTAATTACTTGTCCTGATGATGGAACAACTCAAGTTCCTGTGAGTATTAATTTAGATGAAATAACTGTTAAAACTCACCCAGAGCATAAAAGAGATATTAAATTGGATGATCAATTAACTTTAAGAATGAAATATCCATCGATGGATGAATTCATTAAAAATAATTTTGCAAACGATGGACAACAATTTTCTGTGAATGATACCTTTGATATGATTTGTTCTTGTATTGAGCAAGTATATAGTGAAGAGGAATCTTGGACTGCATCTGATTTGACGAAAAAAGAACTTGAAGAATTCTTAGAACAACTTACATCAAGTCAGTTTAAGGAAATTGAGAAGTTCTTTGAAACAATGCCAAAACTTTCACATACATTGATCGTTAAAAATCCAAATACTGATGTTGAAAATGAAATTGTTTTAGAAGGTCTAACAAGTTTTTTCGGATAGGGATGGCGCACGAAGACCTTGCGTCATACTATAAAACAAATTTTTCTCTCATTCAGCATCATAAATATTCTTTGACAGAACTCGAAAATATGTTCCCTTGGGAAAGGGAAATTTATGTTGGTTTACTTCAACAGTACATCGAGGAAGAAAATATGAAGACTGCTGCGAATGGCTAGATACGTTTCAACACTCTCATCATTTAATGAAGGAGATAATCAATCTCTCCAGAGTACTGTGGTAACTCAGCAACAAAGTATAATTGGTCTCCAAACACAAATTGATAATATTCAAACTGAAGTTACTGGTTTAAATGTAGGATTGAAAAATATTGGTGGTTTAATACAAAGAGATAGTATACTTGAACGGAATAGATTAATAGAAGAGCAGAATAAAGAAAAACTTCTAGCGGAAAGAAATATTAGGATTGGAAAAGAAAATGAAATTGAGCAGAGAGTAACATCTTCTCTTGTTACACCCCTTCAAAGATTAGAACCTAGATTAAACTCAGTCTTATCGGGAATTACTGGCGCTTTACAAACATTACTGTTTGGATTTCTTGGAAGAGGAGTCATTCAATCAATTTCAGGTCTTGCTAAATTTAGTATAAAAGGATTAACGAGTGCTAGAGATCTTGTAACTAAAGTTTTATCCAATGTAGGAAATGTTATCTCTTCTCTTAAGGGTGGATTTAATATAGTTATTAATAGTCTAGGAAGTATTACTAGAAAAGTAGCAGGAATCGCTTTAAATCTTGCAAAATCTCCAATTAAATTTATTGCAGATTTGTTTAGTAAAGTTCCCGGTCTACTTAAAGGCGGAGTAAAAAATGTTGCATCGGGAATAGGAGGGTTGGTTGGATCTACTCTTGATGATTTTTTAAGAATGGGGGCTAAAGTAGCACCACCAGTGATTGCTGGAGGTGCTTTAACTGCATTAGATGTTTCAAAGGGAGAAAGTATCGGTAGGGCTTCTTTTGGTGTTGGTACAGGAATGTTAGGTTCTGCAGCAGCATTTACTGCTGGTTCTCTTTTACCTATTCCTGGTAGTGGTCTTCTTACAGGTGCCTTAGCATATAAACCTTCAGAAGAATTTGGAAAAAAAGTTTACGATTACACCAGTACCACTTTTAATCCACAAACATTTTTTTCAAATATAAAAAATAATTTCAATTTAAATTTAGATACAAGTAAATTTTTGGGAGATTTATCTCAAGGTGCTAAATCTACAATGAATAATCTCAGTATAGGTATAGGAAATTTAACTGGTAAAGGACCTACATCATCAGCGATACAAGGAACTGTTGAAAATAATATAGAAGAAAAAACTCAAACACTCAAACCTACTTATTCTCCGATTACACCAGCACCAAAAAATCTTCCTTCTGTTGGCAATTTATCAGAACCAAAACCTGATGTAATTGTCGCATCGTCTCTCTCTCAAAATCAATCTGTCAGACAAAATGTTGTTCAAGATAAACCTATTACAGATGTTCCGTTAATTTCGTCTGCAAATGTGGATAATTTTTATACATTATATTCACAAACCCAGTATAATGTGGTAATGTAATATGACAATTTTATCTTTAGGTAAGGCAAGTAAATCCCTATACACTACAAGGAAAAAAACTTCTTTAGCATCAAACACGATTAAGAGTATTTCAAATATTCTTACAGATAGATCATTAAAAAGAAAAAATTTAACAACTAATATTTTAAATTATAAAAATAAGAGAATACAGAGAGAAAAAAGAGAAAAAATTCAAGAAGCAATTAGAGCACCCATTCAAATTACTAAGTTTAGAGGTCCTATATCTTTATCTTTAGCACAAACAGGAAAAAGTTTTACAGAAAGAATTCTTGGATTTGTTGGGTTTATTTCTACTGGTTGGTTGTTATCAAATATGCCAACTTGGACTGCTGCAGGAAATCAGTTAATTGATAGAATACGTACCATTTCTCCAATTTTATCTGGATTTACTGATAGTATTGGTCAACTTATGACTGATATTGGAAGTCTTACTAATGGATTTTATCAAAATATGAAGATATTTGATTTTTCAGATAGTAATAATCTAGTTCGTGGTGCAATGTCTGACTTATCATTAACTTTACAAACAATGGGTGATAAAATTACTGAAGCATTTGATGTATTAACGGCACCTTTTATTGGTGTTCCCCCTCTTGGTTCAAAGGGAGAACCTGGTGCATATCCAGATACAACTCCCCCTCCTCAAATTCCACAATCACCTCCACCTTCTTCTGGTAGTGGACCTTCAGGAACTACATATGGTGTTAATTTAAAAGCTCTTGCTGATGCAACTTCATCTGCGGAAGGAACTTATAATTCTATCGGACCATTTACATATTACCCAATGGGGCATGGATTGGGAAGATATCAATTTATGGTGGGGAGAGAAGATGTTCAAGCGATTATTTTAAAAAATGCAGGAAATGATCGTGCAAAAGCATTACAATTAATTGAAAGAGCGAAAAGTGGTGATAAAAAAGCAGCTAGAGAATTATTAAACAAATATTTTAAACCTAGCGATCAAGATTCTTTATTTTCTCAACACGCAACAAATACTTTAACTCAAATAAAAAGAAAATATCCAAATGCAGGAGAAGAATTTTTAGTTCAAAAGTTTGGGGTTTATCATTTAACTGGAGGAGACTATCCAAATAGTAGAGATACTCTTGGAACTAGTGGCAAATCTCATGGTGACAAAATTTTATCCGCTTATAAACGCTTAAAAGGAAAATCATCACCATCACAACCACAGATAACATCAGCACCTTCAAATATTTTAGGAACATTTACATCTCCTTCTCAACAAATTATTGATTTTTTCACAGGAAAAAAACCATCAGCGATCCCAGCAGGACAAAGATCATTAGTAAAAGGTGATGTGTTTACAAAATCATTAGGTAAAGGAGTTGATTATGTAGAAATTGGAGATCTATATGGTTCTAGAGGTGGAGCACATCGTGGGATAGATATTTTAATTCCTCATGGGACATATATTGCATTAAGGACTGAGTGTGAAGTTGTTGTTCAAGGTGAGTATGGTAATTATGGATTATTAATGGACGTTTGGGTTCCTTCTTATGGTGTTCAATTAAGAATGGCTCATTTGAGTTCAGTTTTAATTAAATCTGGAAAAATACCTGCAGGAACTTCTTTTGCTAGAGTTGGTTCAAGTGGAAATGCCTCTGGTCCTCACATTCACTTTGAATATGACACTGTGAAGGGAGAAAGTAGAGGAGGTGGGGCAGGAAATCCAGAAGCATATGTTCGTCTATTACTCTTAACCAAATCTCCAAATAAATCACAGTTTTCTGCGCCACCAAGTTCAATTCCAGGAAAACCATCTATACCATCTACACCTTTAACTCCACAGTTACCCTCAACATCAATTCAAACTCCGGGGGGTGAAGTGCAAATTGAATCTAATTCTCCATCAGTATTGGATGAATTTTTGATTCAAATAACACCAGAGAGAAAAGGAAGGCAGATTATTTTTATAAATGATGTAAAATCATCTGGAGAAAAAGTTGTAATGAGTGCTGGTGGTTCACAAACTATTTCAGTCAATGAGACTGATATGGTAAATAACTTTATCAAAAATAAACTTCTTTTAGATTTGAATTACCTATAATGTCAATAAAAAAATCCATATACGAACAATTAATTTTAGAGTCTAATGATCAATCAAAGACTGTTGACATTTCTGGTGGAACAGTCGCTGTGGAGTATTATGAAGATGTTTTTTCCCCAGTAATTACAGCAAAAATAAAAGTAGTAAATGTTGGCAATTCCGTCAAGAATGAACAATCTGGAGAACTTCAATCAATTTATAATGGATTACCTCTTCGTGGTGGAGAAAGAATTTCATTAAAGATTGCAGGTAATTCTTCAACTAATCCTGGATTAGACTTTTCTTCTTCTCCAAATGATTACTTATATGTTTCTAGTATTACTGATGTAATTTCAGAGACAAATAGGGAAAGTTTTACTTTGAACTTGGTTTCAAGAGAAGCGATTACGAATGAAACTGTAAGAGTACCAATTAAATTTAAACCAAGTTTAAAAATTAGTGAGTCAATTAAAAAAATTATTAAAGATTATTTGAAATCTGATAGAGTTGGAATAATAGATGAAACATCTAATCGTTATGGTTTTATCGGTAATATGAGAAAACCATTTACTATTCTAATTTGGTTAGCATCTAAAGGAGTTCCAGTTTCATCAAAAGATGCTACAGCAGGATTTTTCTTTTATCAAACAAAAGATGGATTTCAATTTAGATCTATAGACTCTTTAGTTAGTCAACCTAAGAAAGCAACATATATTTATAGTCAAGCAACAGTAAATTATGATAATGACCAAAACAAAATAAACAATGACTTTAGGATTTTAAATTATATCACAACCAAAAATCAGAATTTAATTGAAAAATTAAGATTGGGAACATATGCAAGTCAAAGAATGTTTTTTAATCCATTAGACTTTAAATTTTCCGATTATTTAAAAGGTAAATTTACTTTAACAGATTATAAAGGTAAATCAAGTAATCTTGGTGATGATGTAAAATTACCACTTAATTTAGGTGAAGCACCAACAAGAATGATTACTGCTATTCTAGATATTGGAACAATGGATAAAGGAGTGTCCGAAGAAATTAATTCTAATCCAGAATTATATCAATCACAGTCCTTAATGAGATACAATGTATTATTCACTCAAACTTTAAATGTGATGATTCCATCTAACACTAACCTAAGAGCTGGTGATGTAATTGAATGTTTATTTCCAAGAATATCTGAAACAAGTAATAACGAAAATGATCCAGACCAGAGCGGTCTATATATGATAAAAGAATTATGTCATCATTTTGATGTTGAGAATTCATATACATCTCTTAAATTAATTAGAGACACTTACGGTTTAAAGGAAAATAAGCAATGATAGAAGAGTCTTTACTTAAAAGTAATTTTATAGGGAGAGATGGTTTTCGTTGGTGGATAGGACAAATACCACCTATAGATGCTTGGAATAGACAAGCAAATGGTGGTGGATGGGGAAATAGATATAAAGTTCGTATTTTAGGATATCATCCTTATAATGAAAGTGAATTATCAAATGAAGATCTTCCTTGGGCAGGTGTTTTGTTACCGTCAACTGCAGGAAGTGGTGGCGCAGAATATGCACAAAATCCTAAGTTTAGACCTGGAGATGTTGTTGTAGGATTTTTTCTGGACGGTGATAATGGTCAAATACCAATGATTATGGGAACATTTGGGAGAACTGACCAAGTATTGACGACAGAATATTCTTCACCTTTTATACCATTTACTGGTTATACTGATAGAATTAAAAATGATGAAACATATTTTGTTGCTAGAGAAAGTAATGAAGATAAAACTAATTCTGTAAAATCACCAAGGTCTTTATCTGAGCAACAAGTTTCTCAACTCAATCAGGAAAAAGAAGATAAAGGACAAGAACCAGATGAAAGATCTGCACATCAAGCAATCGGTCAGACTGTTACTTTTGCAGATACTTGTGATGATAATTTTATTGGAGAAGTGACTGGACTTCTTGATAATCTGTTAAATGTAGTTGGTGAGACGACAGATTTTCTTCAAGATGTTCAAAGCACAGTAAGAAAAATACAAAATTTAGCAAATAATTTAGTTGGAAATTTATTTAATTCTCTTTATAATGAACTTATACCTCTTTTACAAAAGGGATTAAATTTATTATATGAAGATGTTGTTACTAAGACTGGACAACATTTATTAGGAGTTGCTGCTCAAAAAGCAATGGTAATTCCGATAAAAGAATTGCAAGATGCAATGACTTGTATTGCTTCAAAAATTGTTGAAGGTCTTGCAAACACAATTAAAGACCTTGTAGAATCAACAATTATGGAAGTTGTTAATTTTGGAGTTTGTGCTGCTGAACAATTTGTTTCAGCACTTACAAATGATATTATTGACAAAATTGTTTCTGGACTAGATCCTTTTTTATCTGCTATTGATAATATTTTGCAGTTTGTATCTTTTAATGTTGCAGATTTTCTTCGTAGTTCTATTAATACAATTAAATCAATTGGTGGTTTATTTGATTGCAATCAAAATAATACTAAATGTAAAAAACTTATTAAAAAATGGACAATTGGTTATGGTGCCGAAGGTTCTTTTGATTTGGATAAAACCTATGAAAATGTTCTAAAAAATATGAACATTTCGTCAAAAATTGCAGGTATTACTTCAGAAACTTCACCATATACAAAACCAGATTGTGCTAAACCATCAAGTTGTGGATCTCCAACAGTGTCTTTCTTTGGTGGTGATGGGTTTAATGCAAAAGGTAAAGCAATTCTTGGAAATTTTGTTTCAAATATAGAGGGATTATCTGATGTAACTGCAAATATTGTACAAACTGCAAGTATTATTGGTGTAGAAATAGAAGACCCTGGAGAAGGATATTATAATGCACCACCTTTAGTTCAATTTTCAGATTCTTGTAATTTAGGTTATGGTGCTATTGGTAGAGCAGTTATAGATTATGATGAAAAATCTAAAAATTATGGAAAACTCATTGCAGTTTATATGATTTCTGAAGGTGAAAATTATCCTGTAGGAAATCAAACAATCGAATCTGGGTCAGATGTTGCTGTAGATAATCCACCAACCGTTCCATATGGTGTTACTAGTACAATTGTTGTTTTACCTGGAATGGATTATAGTATTGGTGATATTGCAACTGATGATGAAGGAAATACTTATGATTTGACAATTGATAATGGAAGAATCATATCTGCTAAACCAATAAATAAAGTTAAAACTACAATTTTACCAACTATTAGCATAGAATCGCAAACAGGTAGAGGTGCAGTGATTAAACCATTAATTGGAAAATTACCTACACAAGAAAAAGTCGAACAAGTTATTGATTGTATAACATAAAATGGCAGAAAGACCAAAACAAAATTGGGAAGGTAGAGATTATTTTAGTTTAGGTCCTAAATTTAGGATTGATCTTAATAATCCTCAAATGGGTGGAAATGGAACTAACGTATACTCATTTTATGGAGTTACTGCTAATAAGGATGTCTGCCTTTCAGAATTAAGTGAAGGTGGAACTTATAGGATTCTCAATGATAACTCTATAGAATTACATGCTGGCGAAAAGAATGTAGAAGGTGGGATTGATATTGTCATTTCAGCAAAAAATGGTGATATAACAATCACTGCAATGAAAAATGGTCAAGTGAGAATTAAAGGTGCTAATGTAATGATACAAGCAGATGAAGATATTGATTTAAAAGCTGGTAGAAATATTACATTAAAATCCGGATCTGGAAGAATTCTTCTTGATGGAAATAAAGCAGATGTAAATGCACTTGCTGGAAATTTAATTGAAAGCACTACAGGTTCTTTTGTTATGAGAGTTTTTGAAGGAAGTTTTGTTGGAATTGACTTTTTAAAATCTGAGGGGGTTCTCACTGGAATTGGTGATGTTGTAAATGTTGTAGGAAACGTAGCAGGATTGCTTTTCTAAAATGTCAAATATAACAGTTACAGGTAATCAGGCATATTTTAATGAAGACGCTAAGTTTTTCAAGGATGTTTACATCTATGGAACTCTTTACTATGAATTTGAATCTAATCCATTAGAAATATTTAATGATGTAAAGATAAATGGAGATTTAGAAGTTTTAGGAACTTCTAAATTTTATGGACCCTCTAATTTTTATGAAAATGTTTATTTTGATAAAGATATAAGTGCAGGTATAATAACTGCTAGAAAAAGATTAGATGTTGGTGTAGGTGGAACAACACTAAGAGCAAATGCAGATAATGGTAAAGTTGGAATTGGAATAACATTTCCAAGAGAATCTTTAGATGTTATTGGAACTTTATTAGTTAGCGATAATATTGGAATAGGAACTACACAACCAGAACAAAAAGTTGATATTGCTGGTAGTATAAAAATTGATGAATTCATTTACGACTCGGTAAATTATTCGGGAGCAAATGGTTCATATTTAAGTATGGATGAAGATGGTATTCGATGGGTGGCTCTCGAACCATCGTTTACTGAAGGAATATTTGTTCAAGATGAAGGTGTTTACATTCCTATTGCAGGAGCAGCACAATCATTTACAGCGTTAAATTTTAAACAAATTAATAGTCTTGGTTTAGGAACAGATACAATCATCCCTATACCAAATCCTTCTAGTCCTACATTTATTGCTGATATTCAATCTCAAGATTTATGGGGATTTAATCAGTCTGAAAACATTTATAGAATGACGAGGGTAGGTATTCAGAATAATGACCCACAATATGACTTAGATGTTACTGGAACTTTACACGTTACTGGAGCAGTTGAATTTGACTCTACTTTAGATGTTGATGGAGATGTTACTTTAAACAGTACAACACCATCAACCGATAAAGACACTGGAGCATTAGTTGTTGA